TAATCGTTTGACATTGGGTGTCCTTTCAGACGTTAGGTATTCGTGGTACGCAAGGGTTTGTATCGCATCCAGCGAGGCACCTCAACTGGTAGTCGTAGCGGCTCCGCACACGACTGTGTGAAGAATACTAGGCGATGGTCTTCAGCAGGTCAAGTTGTTTGGCCATGATGCCAATACGTGACGGAGTGGAAGTCGGCTCGGGTTGCTTGCGCAACTTGCCAACAACTTCGCTCAACAACCCAGCCTGCTCGTCGTTCAACTCCGACCCGGCTTCAAGCACCGTGATCGCAGCAGCAAGTTTGTCAACGTCAACCTGGGTGCGTTCGGCAAGGATGTCGAGACTGCGCACGCTGGCCGTTGTTGCTTCGTAGGCAGGGAAGCCGGTCACGACGGACACTTCGTACAGACGGACTTCTTTGAGTTCGCGTGTTGAGCCGTCGTCGGAATACTTGTCGCCGCCACGAGGCACCGAGAAGCCGAACGACATTGAATCAACATCGCCGCGTTGCATCAGGATTGACAAGTCACGGCCGACCGTCGTTGGTGGCAGGTCTGCGTCAACCAGCAAACCTTTGGAATCTTCTTCCAGGCGCAACGTCCCGGCACGAGTGGTGCCGAGCAACATGTTGGAGTCATGGTTCAGATACATGCGCACGTTGTTGCGTGAGTTCAAAGACTTCTTGAATGCACCAGGCATCACCATCTCGGTGAATGGCAACGGTTGCGATGGTGAGTTGAACACGGCAGCGTACCCACGGAACGACATGTATTCGTTGTCGTCATCAACGGTTGAACGAATCTCAAACTCGCTGAACTGGACTCTGCGTGTCTCAACTTTATCGGTCATCATTTCCTCGAAGATCGTGGGTGGCCTTTTGGAAGGAGGTCATTGTCTGTGATGTATGCAGCATTCGCAGGTCTGCCACGCTTCAAGAGTACCAAGAAAGCGTTGACCCTTGCCATAGACCACGCAGCTCTGCTAATGCCAGGACGATGAGACGTCGAGTAGGCACCCGACCCGCGACGATACACGGCACGCAACATCCCAGGAGTTGCCCGCTTCCAAGTCGGATCACCTGCATCCAACGAGTCGTTGTGCTCAGTCACCTTGTTGCTCAAACTTGTTTCGATTGCTTCGGTCAACTCAATCGTGCTCGACCCGGCAGCCTTACCGGCTGAACCTTCGGGGTTCACTTTGGAACCTTGAATCTGGTCTTTGGCTGGTGCAGGTTTTGATTCCATGTGCCCGTCACGTTCCGCTTTGACCTTCTCGGCTTGGCGTTCAAAGTATTGCAACGCAGGTTGCGGGTTCGTTGGGTCCATGCCCCACAAATAGAACGCAACCGCACCAGGGCCAGGGAACTGTTCATTGTTCGGATTGCTGTTTTGGACTGCATCCAAATCAACCATGTGGCGTGCACCCCATGCAGCGGCACGCACCGCTTTGTCTTCACTCAACCGACCTGCTGCCAAGTCACGGGCTTCACGAATCGTCTTGTCTGTGACACCGTCACCAGCCAACCCTTTGCCGTAATAGTCCAAACCTTTGCGGGCGTTGCTGCGAATGTAGACGGGAACATCGAAGGTGAGTTGGCGAAAGATGTTGATGAACGGTGCCGAGTAGTAGGCGTCTTCACCGCTGATGTTGCCAGTCTGAATCGTTTGCCCTGGGTTGTCGTTCGGTATTCCCTCGACTGGTTCCCATGCTGCGCAGTAGTAGGCAGGTGCGACCAACGCATCCCACCGTTTGCAGTAGAAGTTTTTGTAGTAGCCGCAGTTGCCACAGTTGCGATTCGCAGGAACATCAGGTGACGACGCAGGCCGATACGCAGCAGGCAGGTTCGGTGACACGCGCTCGTCGTAATCGCCACCAGGTTGCAAGTCTTCGGCAAGAGACACCGCAACCATGTGAGCGATAGCAGCTTCTTTGGTTTCGTGACAACCGATTACTTCGCCATCTTCCTTCACTGTTGCAAAGCCGTTGCACCCGGCTGCGGAGTCATCCACGAAATAAGGCATCAGGGTGTCACATGCAGCCAAGAGACGTTGTGGCCACCTTTGGTGGAGATTGCATACAGCACTTGCTCAGCAAAGATTTGAATGTCAATCGAATCAGACTTGAGAATGCCGTGACCCGTTCCCGTGGTAACACCAAGACCTCCGACGAACACCGTGTCCGTGTTGTCCTGATTCGTGATGTGCACAACCCCAGGCATCGACTGTGGACTGTTGAGTTGAGCAACTGCCGTACCGACAGCGACTTGACCTTGTGTGATTGCCATGATTACCTCAGAGCATCAACATTACTTGCAAGTCGTCATCCTCGGCAGAGAATGTGATAGACCCCACAGCCGACGCCGACAGTCCGACGAAGATCGGGGCAAGATACGCCTCCACCACATTCGGCGCAACCTCAACGATGATGTCCTCGACGATGACAACTTCTTCAATCTTTTTCTTCTTTGGTCTTGGGTATCGGTACGGTTCGCCACCGCCACCCGCATCAGGCTGAGGTTGCGGAGTAACCGTTCCCACCGCAGTAGCAACCATCGGACCAAGCTCGGCAGTCAACGTGCCGAACGGTGTCACCGTGCCGGTGGCCGCAGCAGTCAAACCACCCAGCGACGACTGGGCAGAAGCAGGGTGTGTCACCGTGCCAGTTGCGCTCGATGTCGCCGCTCCGAGGCTGGCAGACGCATCTGCGTCCACCGTGATGCTGACTTCGCTGACCTCAGCGAACAACTCACCCAGCAACGCTTGCGCTGTGGCAGTCACGACCGGCACGACCGTGCCAGTTGCCGAAGCCGTCAAACCACCCAGGGCACCAGCAGCCGTGGCCGTCGTGGTGAACGTGACACCATCCAACTTGCCGTTGCCATCAAGCAGCGAACTGTCAAGAACGAACGCAGGTGACGGACCGTCAAGGCCGACGTCAGCGTCGTCGAGTTGTGAGGTGTTGAGTATGAACCGTGTTGTCACGGTTGCCTACTTAGGATGCGACGGTCAGTGAGACGGTCAGGGCTGCCGACGAAATCGTGAACGTGTCGCCTGCCGTGTAGGCGTTGGCGGTGACGGTTCCTGAGAACAAGAAGTTTCCTGCTGAGATGTTGTCCCATGCTGAGAAGTGTGTTGCGTCTTGCGAACCGGCGATGTTCGTCCAGGTAAGTGCGGCATCAGATGTGAGCGTGCCCGCCGATGCTGCGGAGAACGACGCTTCTTTGCGGGTGGTTTCTGTTGCCGCGTTCGCGGTTGCCGCTGCGCCTGGATCACCGACATGAAGTTTTACATACACGGCCGCCACAGCGAAAGTGTCATTGTTGCCCAAAGCGTCAAGCCATTGGTCGGCCAAGTAGGAACTGATACCTGTTGCCATTAGTCGTCAAGTCTCTCGGTGATGTGCAGGATTCGACCTTCGGCGTCACGCTCAACCGTACGAACAACGGTCCGCTGCTCAGGCATCTTCACGTTCACGACGGTCTCTGGCACGTTCACGATTGGTGCATCAACATGCACGTTCGGTGTTGACACATGGAAGATTTGTTCAGGCATGTTCAAGTTCAGTTCACGAGTGCCAGCGTCGTAGACCGTTGCCGGGGCGATTGGGTTGATGGAAGCCACGGGTTGCAATGCCGAAGTTGGCACACCCGTGTGCTCAATCTCAGGCATGTCAAGAGCCTTCAACACGGCAGCAGGTTGGAAGCCTGATGCGACGAGTCGTTGAACGATTGCAGACTTGCGATCCATGTCGGCAAGGTTCGCTGCGTTGATGTCGATGTTGGTGAGTGGAACTCGGTACACGTCGCCACCCGTAATCGGTGACATGTCCTCAAGACGGCGCACATCGTTGACCGACATGTAGCCGTTGTTCAACCCTTGCGCATACGAAGCGTTACGGGCAGCGATGTCACCACGCAACAAACCTGCAACCGTGAACCTGATGAACGCACGACCAGCCAACAACACGCTGTATTCGGATTCAATCTTGGACAGGTATGGGGCCAACGAATGTTGCAAGAAGTGCAACTGGTTCGCTTCCACCGAAGCATACGATTGTGCGCCCGGTGTCGTGACACCAATCATCGACGGTGGCACACGGAAGATTCGCGCAATCTCCTCAACCGCAAACTGTCGTGACTCAATGAACTGCGACTCGTTCGGGTTCACACCAGTCTTTTCAAACGTGGCACCACCAAACAAGATGCCTGGGCGATGCGAACGACGCAACCCTTTGTGGCCATCCTCGAAGGCGTCAACAAGATTCTTGGCTTGCTCACGCGACAGGTTGCCAGGGAACTGGATGATGCCAGAAGTCTGCGAACCTTGACCGAAGAATCGTGCAGCGAACTCTTCGAGTGCGCGTGCGAGACCAAGGTTCTCTTTGACTAGGTCGATGCGGGACTTGCCACGCAACTCACCTGGCAGGCACAGGTCTTTGACGTGGATCATGTCCACGTCTTCGATGCGGTCGCGGGCCGAGTAGACGTAGAACAGTCGGCCGTTCGCATCACGACGCACTTCGGTGAACTGTGGATTCAACACCGACAAGGCAAGCACTTCGCCTTCTTCGTCGCGGATGATACGGGTGAACGAGTTGCCGTTCAACAGCAACGAAACAAGAACCTGCTGGAAGTGGTCGTCCTTGGTGACACCAATGTCGGGAGAGTCAAGCCAAACAGGTCGCGGCCGATACTGCAACCGGACACCGTCCTGGCGGATGTACGAATCAACTGGCAGGCTGGCAATCGTGTCGGCAATCAGACGCACACATGCGTAGACCGTTCCGATTTTGAGTGAGTCATCCTGCGTGACATAGGTGCCCGAGTTCGTCGTGAACGTGTAGCCGTCACCAAGCGCAAACAACGATTGGAACGAGATTGCTCGCTCTTCTTCGGCAGACTTCGTGAAGCGTTCAACAATCATTTGCTAGCGACCTTCGTTCGGGCGTAACCGTAGGCAGCAGCGAAACAAGAGACACCCAACACGAACACACCCAACGCCGGATGAACCAAAGCACCTGCGACCACTATGCACACCAATCCGATCAGCTCCAATGTGAGAATCATTGTCCCTCCTAGGTTAGACGATGAAGCCTAGTCACACCGCAAAAAACCCAGGCTCAGGCCCGGTGTCGTGAGTTGTGGTCGCCCGGTCAACGGCCATCGCCAACGCGATGACTGCGTCAATCTTGCGTTTGGATTTACCTTTGCTCAAAGTCCAACCGTTGTCCTTGACACGTTGCGCCGCCGACAACACCTGATCCGAAAAGATTGGGTTGCCATCATGCACAAGTTTCTGATTCACGATGGTCTCGTACAGATGCCCGCACGCAGGAACCATGCGTTGCGGTGACTGCGGGAACTCAACCATCGGCATACCCTGCTCAGCCAACGCCTCAGCCGAACGCTGAAAGAACGCCGGGTCATACGCAACTTCTTGCACATCGTAGAGCTGCGCCATCTCCATCAGATGCGACTCCACCGCAGCCACATCCATCACCCCACCATCAGGCAACCAAATCTTGGCTTTGGTAACGAGCTTGCCGTTGACATGCTGAACTGCGACAGCCGCAGTCGTGTCCCGCTTCAACGCCATGTCCACACCAATCCACGTCGGCGCACCCGGCACCAGGTCGACATCACCACGACACAACTCCCACGCACCCTGCGGCAACCACGAGTCGGCTGCCGTACGAACCCACTGGTTCAGTCGATAACGACGCACACTGATTTCGCTGGTTTGACGCACAGCAATCTCCATGTCCTCCGGGTCAAGCAAACCCTCAGCCAGATTCGGATTCGCATCCAACCACGCAGCACGATCACCCAAGTCACAACCCTCAGCTGCTTCCCACCACCAGAACCCGAACGTCTCATCCTCAATCTCCTGGCGACACACCTTCTGGCCGTAGCCGTACAGCAGACCGCAGATGCTCGACATGTCATACCCGGCAGTCGTGATGGCAACAATCTGCGGGTCACGCCTAGCACCAGACCCGAGCGTCAACGCATCCCACAACTCCGAGTTCGGCTGCACATGCAACTCATCAAACACCACCGTCGAAGGGTTCAACCCTTGCTGAAGTTTCGCATCACTCGACAACACGCGGTAGATGCTGTGCGTAGACGGCACCTCAATCACATCGCGGTACACCTTGCAGATACCAGACAGGGCAGGTGACTGACTGACCTGCCACTTCGCTTCATCAAACACGACACGCGCCTGGCGTCTATCCCCGGCAGCCGAATAGACCTCGGCCCCATGCTCGCCCTCAATCAGGCCGTAGAGCGCAATGAGTGACCCGAGCAGCGACTTGCCGTTCTTGCGACCCAAGCCGATGACGCTGCGCTTGTAACGCAACATCCCATCCGCTCGACGCTCATAGAGACTGTTCAGCAAGTTCGCCTGCCACGGAGTTAGCAGCAGCGGATTCCCGGCACGTATCCCTTTGGAGACATGCATGAACGATGAAGCAAAGTCACTGACCCGCCCACCATCCGTGACGTCATACTTCTTCGGCGTCGACCACCTTGGTGTTGCGACGGCGGAAGTTGTCAAGCTCATTGGCGACCCTTATCTCGGCGAGACCGAGACGAGCCCGGTCAGACGGTGTGAACCCAAGCAAGGATAGCCACGCTGTGATCTGAGCGTTGAGTTCCTGCTTCTGCTTGATGAGCGGATGCGTAACCAACTGCCCGTTCGCCGTCGCATAGAACCAGCGTGACACATCGCTGCCCTGCCAATGCTCGATGAGCGACGTCTGCTCGATGGCTGCACAAAGTTTGGTGACAAGAGCCGAGTCATGTTTCTCGGATAGATGCCGACGGCCTGCATCCCAGAACATCGTCCAGTAAGCCTTGCCACACTCACCCAAGGTGGCTGGTGCTGGTGGCACATCGGTGAGGTTGATGGTCGCCAGGGCGAACTCAGGCACCGGCATCGCAGCCAGACCGTTCCGAATGCGTGCACCAGACCTTCGCTTCTTCTCAATCGGTTGGGCCTTGCGGCCGCCGCCTGTTCCAGTTCGCGGTCGTGGCACGCACCGAGCCTAGGCG